TAAACGGTAACCCTAATGTTATAATAGATACAATACATTCTGTTAAAGGAGATGAGGCTAATCATGTGTTACTTTATTCAAAAGCGAATTGGCCTGCAAGTTACAGACATAAAAACAATGAAGAAAAATCAAATGAAAAGAAAGTTTGGTATACGGGAGTAACACGAGCAAGAGATAGCCTACATTTATTAAGTACTGATTATAAATATCATTACCCGATTGGTGAAGATTATCTTGTGTATTTACAAGGAAACAATTAAAAGGAGAGAGTATGGAAGTAAACAAAGAACCAAAATTAAGAATATTATCATTAGGAGCTGGTGTACAAAGTTCAACAATGGCCTTGATGGCTGATGCAGGAGAGTTTGGAGTTAAACCTGACGCAGCGATCTTCGCAGACACGGGATGGGAACCTGCGCCGGTGATAGAGCACCTTGAGTATCTTAAAAGTGTTTTAAGTTATCCTGTACACATTGTTAAGAAAGGTAATATTCAAGATGACATACTCACGGCTCTCGGACCAGGCGGTAACCAATTTGCTTCTGCTCCATTTTATACATTAAACGAGAACGGTAAAAAAGGAATGGGTCGTAGACAATGCACTAGAGAATATAAAATAACTCCTATCGCTAAAAAAATAAGAGAATTATGTGGTCTTGTACCTAGACAAAGGTTTCCTAAAACAGAACATATAGAAGTATGGGTAGGTATATCAACAGATGAGATCATGCGTATGAAACCATCACGATTTTGGTGGCAGAAAAATGTATGGCCATTAATTGATAAGAAAATGTCTAGAGAAGATTGTCTAAAATGGTATGAAGGTAAAGGTTTTAAAATACCAGTCAAATCTGCTTGTATTGGATGTCCTTTTCATGATGATAATTTTTGGATAGATATGAAAAACAACAGGCCGAAAGAATTTGCATCTGCTGTAGAATTTGATAAAAAGATGCGTATGCACAACCCAAAAGTAAAAAACTTTGTACATAGAAAATGTGTACCTTTAGATGAAGTAAAGTTTAAAAACGATGAGGGTCCTGATTTATTTAATAATGAATGTGAAGGGATGTGTGGGGTATGACAAATAAAGATATGTTTGATGAATCATTTCCACAAGATAAGCAGGTTGGGGGGAATCATTATAAAGAGTTTCATATACAGCCTTATGAGTTTATATCAAAGAATAATCTCTCATTTTTTCAGGGCAACGTAATTAAATACGTTTGCAGATACAAAAACAAAGCAGGGATACAAGACCTTGAGAAAATAAAACATTATTGTGATTTAGAAATAAAAAAACTTACAGATGATAAAGCAAAAAAGCGTAGGTAGAAATTGGAGCTTACTCTATAGAAAAATATATGGAGCAAAAATTAAAAAACTTACCGAGCGTAATGAAGAGTTATACAACGAGAATCAAAAAATGAAAAAAAGATTAGCAAAACACGAAGGTCAAAGAAGAGTTTATTACCTTAATGAAAAGGCATCCGCATGACAGGTTTACAATTAACATTTAATTTAAAAAAACATATTTGGTCTTGTCCATCAGAGTACAAGGATCTTTCTCAATATGACGAGATAGCAATTGATTTAGAAACAAGAGACGAAGGTATTAATAATAAGTTGGGTGCAGGTTGGGCAACTGGTAATGGGTATGTTATTGGATTTGCTGTAGCAGTAGAAGGATGGCAAGGTTATTATCCTTTTAAACATTTTGGTGGTGGTAATATGATTGAACCACAAGTAATTCAATACATGAAAGATGTGTGTAAGTTACCTTCAAGAAAAATATTTCACAATGGCCAATACGATATAGGTTGGTTAGAACAAATGGGTATAAAAGTAGAAGGTGAGGTAGTTGATACAATGGTTACAGCTGCTGTAATTGACGAGAATAGATGGTCCTATAGCTTGAATGCATTAGCTAAAGATTATCTTGGTGAGCTAAAGTCCGAACAAGACCTTAAAGAAGCTGCAAAGGATCACGGTATAGATCCTAAAGGAGAGATGTGGAAGTTACCTGCAGAGCATGTTGGTTTTTATGCAGAGCAAGATGCAAGGTTAACTTATCTTTTGTGGCAAAGATTTAAACCAGAAATTACGAATCAAAATTTACAAACGGTATGGGAACTTGAGACTAAACTATTACCTATCTTAATTAAAATGAGGCAGAAAGGTGTGAAAGTAGATGTTGAAAAAGCCCATAGATTAAAGAAAGAATTTCAAGCTCAGGAAAAAGAATTTTTAACAAAAATAAAAGAATTATGTGGAAAAGAAGTAGATATATGGGCAGCAAGACAAATAGGCGAAGCCTACGATAAACTAGGGATAGATTATCCACGTACTGACAAAACTCATGAGCCATCTTTTACACAAAATTGGTTAGCTAATTCGAAACACGAAATTAGTAAATTTATAGCACAGGCCAGGGAGATCAACAAGTTTCATGGTACATTCTTAGACTCAATATTAAAATACGAACACAATGGAAGGATACATGGAGAAATTAATCAGTTACGTTCTGACAGTGGGGGGACTGTCTCTGGCCGTCTGTCTATGGCTAATCCTAATCTTCAACAGTTACCCGCTCGTAATAAAGACTTTGGACCAAAAATCAGAGGTCTCTTTTTACCCGAGCCAGGTTGTAAATGGGGAAGTTTTGATTACTCACAGCAAGAACCAAGAATGGTAGTACACTATGCAGCCTCTATTGGTGAGGGCTATGAAGGCTCTAATGAACTAGTAGAGGCGTATACAAACTCAGAAACTGACTTTCACCAGACTGTAGCCGATTTAGCAGGCATAGAACGAAAGCAAGCAAAGACAATAGGGCTAGGATTAATGTATGGTATGGGGAAAAATAAGCTGGCCAATTCTCTAGGATTATCAACTGAAGAAGCATCAGCCCTAATAGCAAAATATAATAGAAAGGTTCCATTTGTGAAGCTATTATCTGATAGATGTATGAAGAAAGCAAGTGATGAAGGTGTTATTAGAACTAAAAAAGGAAGAAAGTGTAGATTTGAAATGTGGGAGCCAAGAGACTTTGGTATTCACACAGCTGAAACTTTTGAAAATGCTTCATCAAAATATGGTCGAAGTAATATTAAAAGAGCTTTTACTTACAAAGCATTAAACAGATTAATACAAGGTTCTGCTGCTGACCAAACGAAACAAGCTATTGTAGCTTGTTATGAAGCAGGTCATTTACCTAAAATACAGATTCATGATGAACTTTGTTTTGATGTAGAGAATGAAAAAGATGTAAAAACAATTAAAGAAGCAATGGAAAACTGTATGGAGTTTAAAGTTCCAAGCAAAGTTGATGTTGCATTAGGAGATGATTTTGGACAAGCTTCATAAAAATATAATTGCAGGTTTTGGTGAAACTATTTGGCCTTTATATACAATATTTAAAGATAGAATAGAGCTTAGAAAATTTGAAGATCTTAAAATGATCCACGGAACTCATGCAGAGTTTAAAGCTACAGTTAGATCTGATATCGAGAAAAATGGATTACTGTGTCCAATAGTTATAGACCTTAAAAATGAAATTAGAAACGGTAACCATAGATTTAAATCTATTAGAAAACATGGTGATGCTAGTTTCTTTTATGTTGCTAAAACAGATCAAGAAGTAAATTTCTTTTCAAGATTAAATGTTTTAACCTGGGAACTTCACCCGGACATGAGTAAAATTATGGATAAATTGTGGGAAGGTAAAATGAAAAAATATACAGAAAAAGTTCCGCATTTATTTACTGAGAATATTAGAGCGACAAATACCCTATAACAAATTAATGTTTTTTGAAAAAAAAAATAAAAACTACTAATTAAGCAGTTTTTTTATAAAGAGTTTTTGCATCAATTACACTTTGGTTGTTGATTGCAACTCTTAGTTCTTTAATTTTAATATCGATCCACTTCATGTCAGTAGTAACTCTACCCTGTGACAGCGCTTGGCTGGCCCATTTGGACTCCAGCTGTAGCTTCTCCGATATCAACTTTTGTAGTGCCATTTTCTAGCTCCTCATAAGTTATATGGAATCTTTTAGTACCTCTACCAAGATCCCCTAGTTGTACTGAGTACTTATTATCATTTAAGTTCTCAGTGAAACCTTCTATCGCTTTTTCGTCGTCAGTAGCGTTTACGACACTATTAAATTTTAGTCCAGCTACGTAACACTGAAAACGATATTGTTTCATAAGATAATCTTATCAACTATTTGGTGTAAAATCAAGT